CCACTATAGCCCGGTCCCGTTCTTTGGCTCGTTCGTTGATAATGCTTTGACTCTTGGGCTTGATTTCAATCACTTCAGCACGTATGCTGTTGTTGCGGTTTTTGTATACCACCAAGAAGTCGGGCACGTAGTTGGTCATTTTGCCAGTAAGCGGGTGACGATACGGTATGCTGATACTTTCACTGGCCCATTGTATGATGTTGTCGTTGCTGTCACAAAAACGCATAAAGGTATGCTCCCACCCAGAGCGATACCGAGGACTGTTTCTACCTACGTACTTTTGTGGATTAAGTGGGGTGAATAACCCCTGTGCAAATTTGCTCATATCTGCACATTGCGAGCTGCGTAATAGTTAGGAGTTACCTGAGCTTGCACACCAATCATGGTTGCCGGACTTCTAATCTCGTTTAGGTAGTAGGCAATCAAGGCAGTGACTTCCAACTGTGATTTACCTACAAAATCATCTAGCAAAACTATGGCAGGTATACCTTGTTGATCAGCAATACGAAAAACCGCATAGGTAAAATTTTGTGCGCTTTCTTTGTTTCTACTTAGATTATAAAAATACGAATACAATGTATCGTATTCGTTCACTGGTACATTCAATTCAAAGTTGTAGAAGCGATCAAAAATTCTTACTGTTTGATCTAACTGTGTTTGTGCTGTGTTGAGACTAGGAGTACTCATTATTGACCTCCACCGCCTGTGGTAGTGGTTTTCTTAGGAAAGAAAAAGCCGTTGACAGCATTTGCGCCCTGTCTAATCACACTAGGTCCGCCGCCTTTTAATACTTCTCTGGCTACCCCAATGCCTTCTTCGATTGCGGCCTGTTTTAATCCGCCTCGCTTGAAAGTTTCAAAGGTGCGACCGGCCTTGGCAATGGCACCTACCACATCGCCTTTGACCATGAGATCTTCATAGATACCTATGCCTGCATCTACCAGACCACCTTGACCCAGTATGCTGCGTGTGCCTCCAGGACGTTGCAGTGGACTTGGACCTTGATCGTAACGATTAGGATCAGCAAAGCCCTTGACAAAATCTGCTGGACGACTGCCACCTATAGCACCAGAATAATATTTTACAGTTTCGTATTCGAACTCGACCTGATTGGTCATTAGTTCATTGCTGGCATATTCATAGGTGTCATGTGTCCAACTTTTGATCATTGGATTGATCAACACATACTCGACAAATTTCTTTTGATTGAAGCCGTAAATTCTAATATCTTTGAAGAATGGGGGCTTGCCGCCCAGTGTGTCAGAGCCGGTTGTGTCCGAAAAGCTTTCGCCTATGAATCCCCAGTCATTGACATTGCCCACACGTTCATCCGAATAAGCGTCTCTGGCATTGTAGCTGAAGCCGGCCTGTCTGTTGGCATTGTTACCGCTGGTGCCATTGGTATTGGCCTGACTGTCATAGGCCTGTGTTGGATCTTTGTAGTAGTAGCTCATGTAAGCATACCACAAACTACGAATCAAATCACCACCATCGTCGTGAAATACAGCTCTAATGCCTTTGTAATTCAGTTTGGTTTGAACTATGCGTTTACGATTGTATTGATTCATGGTTTCGGTTGAAATATCGTAACGCGGCAGGTCAATTGATTTGACCAAAAGGCCAATGGTAGCGACGCCTGATGTAGCGTCACTACCAAATAAAACTTTCAACCTTGGAATTTGACCAATGTTTACATTAAAGTAAACATGATAAAGAAACTTATGACGAGGCGCCAGCTCGTAACCGTTTGTAGTAAACGTCTTGCTGGCGTGCCTGTAGTCTCTGAGAAAATCATTCCCAAAGAAGCCTTTGAGGAAGTCCTGCCCCCAAGTGGCCATGGGTTAGCCTGTGATAACTGTGCCTACCGTACGACCGACTGTGGCGCCAATGCCAGAGCCAATTGGAGTCTGGATAGCGTTATCAAAGCGCATAGTCATTGCGATAGTTACTGGACCGCTGTCACCGTAGTTTAAGTCATTCCAGTTAACACCAGACACCAAGCATCCGTACAGCTCCCAGGTTTCTAGCGCAGTAGGTGCATTAGCACCGTTACCGCCATCAAGCACTTCACAACGTGTAGTAAACTTGTAGTCGATACCTGAGGCTGCACTGGCCTGTTCCATCATGTCCATCTGTTTCTGGACCTGCTCACCTACCAAACGTGCTACTTGACCGCTGGCATCATCACGGAAGTTGACAGTGATTTCCTGCCACTCGTGTTTGCCTGCATAGTAGATAGACCCTGGGTACTAGACGATTGATCGCTAGCCAGTGGTACTGTCATTCTTGTCAAGGACGCAACTGCCATTTTTAGTCTCCTGTTCTCATCTATTTATCACTATTAAACCGGCTGGCTTGACGACGTATTGCCAGCGGCTATCTCACCCGTATTCTTGATGCGAACTGGGATGTAGATAAACTCAACTGCCTTGACAGGTTCGATAGCAATATCAACGTACAGCTCGTTACGATCAATACGTGCTGGTGTATTGTTGCTTTCGTCACAAACAACCAAGTAGTCATATATGCCGCGCTTGGCTACTAGATCATTCATTAGACCTTCAATGGTGTTCTTGATTTCGTCACGTGTTACTTGATCGTTTGGTTCAAACAAGAACTGATTACCAATTTCAGTTAGTCTACCGCGGATAAACGCAATCAGACGAGCTACATTGATACGATCAAGTGCGCTGGCCACAGCCTGTGTAGTCTTGTTACCATAGTTAACAATACCTACGCCAGGAATGAAAGTCAACGGATTTACACGGTTTTCATACAGTGTGTCACGCAGGCCAAGTCGTGTGGCAATCTGCTGGAATTCGCCTGTGGCTGCATCAATATAACCAATAGCTGATGCGTTGTCTACTGTGCCACGACGTGTACCGGCTGGTGCCAACCACGGGAATGCCACTTCATCGTTGCGCACAATTGTACGCAGTAACATATGGCTTGGTGGTTGTACCACTGTGCTGCCACTTAGATCGGTGGTCTGGCAACTTGGATAGAATACACCTAGGTATGGGCTAGCTGTGTTTAGACCATCGCCATCTGGTACGCCAAGGCCGCCTGCATCAGTTGCCCAATATGTAATTGCTGTGCCGGTGTCTTCGAGACGTAGCGGTGTATCACCAATAATAAACGCAGTGTTGTTACGCTCGTTGTTTAGAGCCACCATGTTAACCATGAGTTCTGGATACTGCGGGCAAGCAATCAAATTAAATTGACGCTGTTCTTCTCTCAGTTCGGTATTGGTGTCAATTGCCGACTTCATGGCCTGCACTACCAGGTTACGAACTGCCTTACGACCCATGAATGGGCTACCGTCGTCCTTGAGTCCGCTAACTGTCAACCAGGTATCTTTGACCGCTGGCAAGGTATCGTCTGGATAGCTAGTAGCATTAAAGTAATTGCTTTGATAGCTCTTGACGTTGAATCCGCTACGACGGCTGTTAAACAGCAGCATGCCATCTGGATATAGTGATGGGTCTGGTGCGTCAAGATCCAAGTAATCAGATGTGGTCAATGTGCTGATTGGTATGATGTCGCCGGTTACAATATCAGTTGAACCGCTGTTGTCCCAACGTGCATCAGCAAACAGAATACCGTTCTGTCCAGTGTTATCAGTGTTGTCAATTAACACCCACTGATCAACCGAATCAACGTTCTGCCAACGATAGATCATTGGATAGTTTTCTAGATCACTGGTGTCAACCCAGATGTCGCCATAAACCAATGGTGTATCATCGCTTTGTGCGGTTGGTGCAGATGCGGCACAAATTGGACCGTTTGGATCGCAACCAGTTAGGTTATAACCACGAGCGTCCAAAGTCACGTTGCGATAGCCGCGCCAGTTGGTGCCATCATGCATCATGATGTCTACTTGATCTACTGCGCTGTAGTACCAACGACGTCCATCTGCTGGGTCTTGATTTGGTTCGCTTGCGCTGGCTGTGTATGTCAATGCTACCCAGTTGCTTAGAATCAAGTTGCTGTCATTGCCGGCTCTTACACCTTCTACTGAAGTATTAAAGCCTGCGTTAGATACTGGTGTACCAAATGTGTCTTTGAGCACAATTACACCACCGCGAGAATGTATAAACTGAATAGCACCGCTAGCGGTTACTTCAGCACTGACATCAGCAACATTAGCAAGACTTACATCTGAGCAAAAATCTGCCGCTGTAGAGCCTGTTAGTGTCACTGTCACTGGTGAAGTAAGTGCAGTATTGTTTGTCTGGCTAGCTTCGATGGTAAATGTGGTACCAATTGAAAATGCCGGAGCAGTTTCGTCACCAACAATAACGGTACGACCAGCTGTGGCACGTTCAAACAACTTCAGCGTGAAAGTATTATTTTCGCTGACATCATACTGGGTGTAGGTAGTACCTGCTGGGATGTTAATACCACCGCCAGCTGGGTCAAGTGCTTTGTTAGCACTTTGATCATTTTGATAAATTGGTGCACCTTGTTCAACGAACACGCCAAGAGTTGCATCATACTTGGATACCACCATGTTAGCGCCGTTGTTGACATTGGTAATCTTGTTCCAAACAGAACCGGTTGGCTTTGGATTGGCATCAAAGCTGCTCCAACGAGGAACTGTGTAGTGTGGACTTGCCTGGAATGCAGGTGCATAGTAGGTCTGAGCTTGAACGCCCAGATCAATAAACAGGTCTTGTGTGCCAAAGTCTAGCACAATTGCACCACCATTGGCAGTTGAACCGTCGGCAGTTGCAGTGCTGTCTGCATATAGCACCAGTCTGTTGCTGACGTTAGCAGCAACAACACCTTGGATAGTTGCAGCATTGATTGCACCTACCAAACCATTCAGTGTATTGTTAGGAGCTGCTGGAACCAGTACAGTAATACCGTTGATTACAATTGCTTCGGCAGCATTCAAAGTACCAGTTACAGTGTTGGCACCAGTGATAGTAGGAATACTCAACTTCCAGGCATCGCTACCAACTAGTACCCAGGTATTGGTGCTGTCTTTGAAATATACAGGATTGTTAGAATTCAAAGTGTTGATTGCATAGTCACCAATGCTACCTACGCTG